TGCAACGAAGCTCGTCGAGCTCAACAATGCTTCAGCAATAACTCTCACCGTCCCACCATCCGTTTTCAGCATCGGACAACAGATCAACGTCTATCAACGCGGAGCAGGTCAAGTCACATTTGCTCAGGGATCTGGCGTGACAATTCGTTCAACCGGTGCAACATCAACAGCACCAAAGCTTCGCGCCCAATACTCAGCGGCGACCGTGATTTGTATCGGAGTCTCTGAATTTCTAGTCGTGGGTGATTTGGCTTAATGTCTCCAATACTCGGAATTCTTGCATCGTCGTATTTGGCGGCGGTGGGAGATTATGAATCAATAGCAACGGCAACGGTAGGAGCTGGCGGTTCATCAAGCGTGTCTTTCACTTCGATTCCAAGTACATACTCACATTTGCAGATTCGAGGAATTGCAAGGAATACATCGGCAGGAACGGCAAGCGATTACATTCTTTTGAAGATTAACAGCGACACCGGATCAAACTATGCTTTTCATTGGCTATACGGAACAGGCAGCGCAGCGGGAGCGGCAGCAAGTATCAATCGAAGCAATCTCCCAATCGGTACTTGTTGGGAAACTTCGGCTCTTGCGAATTCATTTAGCACCGTCGTCTGCGACATCTTGGATTACAAGGACACAAACAAGTTCAAGACAACTCGATCATTGGGCGGTGGTGACACAAACGGCGGCTCTTATCAAGAAGTCAATTTTATGTCCGGATTATGGCGATCAACTTCGGCAATTACTCAAATCGACGTAAGCTCTTCGGATGGAAATTTAGCTCAGTATTCATCATTCGCACTTTATGGGATCAAATAAATGCCAAAAACATACGAGCCAATCGCGACAACAACTCTCGGCAGCGCCGCGGCTGATATAACTTTCACTTCAATTTCTGGTACATATACAGATCTTCGATTGGTTTTCGAAGGCGCTGCAGTATCATCCGGAGTCGATATCTTTTGCCAGATAAACAGCGACACCGGAGCGAATTATTCTCATACTCGATTAACCGGTAATGGATCAGCGGCTTCATCATCGAGCGGTACATCTTTGGCTTATATGCGATTTTCCGACGGTGGATCACCGCAAACGACCAATGATTCTTTGACAAAAATTGATTTCATGAATTACAGCAACACGACAACATTCAAGACGGCAATCAATCGCGCGGACAATGCAAATCGCGGGATGGATGCAATTGTCAATCTTTGGCGATCAACTTCGGCAATTACTTCGATCAAATTGTATTTGTCATCTGGCAACATTGCATCCGGTGCAATCGCTACTTTGTACGGAATAAAGGCGGCTTAATATGGCTACAACATTTGTCAGCATAGCATCGGTATTAGTCGGCTCTGGTGGTGCAGCAACTATTGAATTGACATCTATTCCAAGCACATACACGGATTTGGTGGTCAAATTAACAGGAAGAACTACCGTTGCAGGAGTCTCGACGATTAGAATGAAACTCAACACAGACACCGGAGCGAATTATACTTACCGCCAATTACAAGGCAACGGATCATCTGCTTCATCTTCAACAGGATCGGGCGCTACTTCGAACAGCAATGAAGTGGCTTTGATCAATGGGTCAGATTCCACATCGAATTGCTTTTCAAACACCGACATTTATTTTGCCAATTACACATCAAGCGCCGCAAAGTATTGGTCAGCTGATTCAGTCGAAGAAGAAAACGCAGCGACGGCGTATTCTCGTCTTACCGCGGGTTACTGGACGGGCACAGCTTCAATCAATGCCATCACTTTTACATTGACATCAGGTAATTTTGCACAGTATTCGACAGCAACGCTTTACGGCATCAAGAAAAACTAAGGAGACAAAATGACAGACACAAAGATCATCGTTGATTGCTCAACCGGAGCGGTCGAAGAGATTGAACTTTCAGCTGAAGAAATTGCTCAGCGTGAAGCTGATGCGGCTGAATTTGCACTTCTTAAAGCTGAAGAAGAAGCGGACGCAGCGGCAAAAGCCGAAGCCAAAGCAGCTCTTTTGGAGCGTCTAGGCATGACCGCCGAAGAAGCGGCTTTGTTGCTCTCATGACTTACCCAACCGGTACAGCTGCGCTCGCTGTCGAGATTGCCAAAGGCGAAGTGGGTACGATCGAAGAAGGCGACAATCTGACCAAGTACGGCAAATTCACGAAAGCCGATGGATTGCCGTGGTGCGGTTCATTCTGCAATTGGGTCATGGCTCAAGCAGGAGTCAAGATCCACTCGGTCGTCTCAACAGCTGTCGGAGCGCATAAATTCAAGGAGATTTCACGGTGGAATGAGATACCGGCAATCGGCGATCTCGCATTCATGGATTTTCCGCATGACGGAGTGGATCGGATTTCGCATGTGGGAATTGTCGCCGGCATAGATGGCAAGACGATCACAACCATCGAAGGCAATACATCCGGAAGCGGCGACCAACGCAACGGCGGCATGGTCATGATTAAACAGCGAACAATCGGAAAAGAAGTTGTGGGTTTTGGTCGTCCAAAGTTCGTCCCATACAAGGGAGAATTTCCAATTGTTGAAGCAGTAGCACCGAAGAAATCCGTTCTCAAGAAGGAGAAGAAGAAGTGACTCAATTCAAAGCAATGGCAGCATCTTGGGCGCGTTCGTTCATGGCGGCAGGGATTGCGGTTTATATGTCAGGGAATTCAGATCCAAAAGCAATCGCAGGAGCAGGGCTCGCAGCTGTGCTCCCTGTCGTTTTGCGGTACTTGAATCCTAACGACACAGCTTTCGGATCAATGGGGAAGTGATTCGGACATCACTCCGGATTGCCCTAGCTTTGGGCTTATTGCTAGGGCTTTCCGGTTGTGGTCAGTATCAAGGATGGACGCGGTATGAATGCCAAGAATTTGAAAACTGGCAAAAGCCTGAATGCAATCCGCCGCAATGTAAGGCTCTCGGAGTCTGTACTGAGGACATATACGGAGAAGATCCAAATGGGTTCACATCAAAAGCGCCTAAGTAATGAGCAGCTCAAAGCTCGATTGATCGTTTTCATTGGAGTCGCTTTGGCTCTAACTTTCATGTTTTCCGTTGCGGGAATGCTGTACGCGCTGATCTTCGTGACTCAACCTTTAGGCGATCAAGCTCCCAACGATCGAGCATTCATCGAGTTACTTTCGACGCTGACGATCTTCTTGACCGGAGCTCTTGGCTCTGTACTTGCATCGAACGGACTCAAAGACAAGCCAAAAGTCGGGGAAGACACGCCCAAAGATACGCGGGAATCTTGACTCTTCTTGGCAATTGCTTCACTCTCTACGCAGGGAGCGAAGTTCAGTAGCTCTCGGATCGGGAGCAAATATGTACACAATTGGCGAAGTAGCGATGTGGATGATGCTTGGAGTCTTGGTGGGCTTCACTAGCGGTTACACACTCGGACTCAAAGAAGGCAAGCGCGAAGGATTTATTCGCGGCAAAATCGCAGCTCGTAAGAATATGGAAGTGCGATAAATGGGATTCTTGGACAATTACGAGACAGTCAATCAAAAGGTCAAAAGACTCCACGCCACATTTCCAACCAACCGAATCGAGACTTCGATTGTGGACTGGCAACCCGAAAAAGGTTACATTCTCATCGAATGCCGGATCTTCAGAAATTACGAGGACGAGAAGCCGGCTGCGATTGATTACGCTCACGGCATGATCGGGGCGTACAACGCCCAAATGAAACGTTGGTACGTCGAGGACACAGTATCGAGCGCAATTGGTCGATGTGCGTCCGTGGTACTTGGGACAGACGAAAAGCCAAGCCGTGAAAATATGGAGCAAGTCGAGCACATGCCAAAAGCATTTATTGAAGAAGATCCGTGGTCGAAGCCATTTGGAGAAGATGGATTTGCCACAGCTTCATCATCGATCGAAGAGATCAAAGCGCAGCTTGGCGGAGAGCTTGTCTCTGAAGCTCCAATTTGCGCACATGGTCACATGCTCTTAAAAGAAGGCACATCGAAGGCGGGCAAGCCATACCGTGGACATGTCTGCGTCGAGAAAAACAAAGCCAATCAATGCTCGCCAATTTGGTACGTCTTGGCATCCGATGGGACTTGGAAGGTGCAGCTCTGATGGGAGAAATGGAGATCATCAAGCTAGACACCGGAGAGCGCACGATTATCGAGATCGACGGTACAGTCATCAAAGATCAAGTGATTCCGCCAAAGATCGAATGGTGCGATCGATGCCAGATGTTCAAAGAATTGCAAGGCGGACGATTTGACAAAGTAATGGGATCAAATGAGCTTTGGTATTGCGAGGCTTGCAAATGAAAATGAAGATTTCGCATGAGAATGAGTGGGACGCAGCAAGGGTCGCCATCGAGCGAGTCGAAGAGATCGACGGTCATCCGGATCATTCAAGTCGATACAACAAACAACTGAATTTCCATGACTACATCTTGGAGATTGCTGAATCAATCGGTGCAGAATTTGCAGTCGCGAAGTATTTTGGAATTCAGGATTTCAATCCAAGAGCTTCACGATTCAAACGTACGGCAGACGTTGGATCGATCATCGAAGTCAAGTGGACAAAATACGATTCGGGATCATTGATCATCTACGACAGCGATCGAAATACAGACATCGCCATTCTTGTAACCGGTAAGAGCCCAAACTACGTCTTGAAGGGTTGGATACCGGTTGCCATAGCTAAGAATCAGAAATGGCGCAGACGCGATCAACCGACCTATTGGGTCGAGCAGTATA